GTGGAATAGTCACCCTTACGTGGTAATGTAAGGAGGGCAAGGGACCCGAAGACCTCTGTCCGTTAGAGATAGTGATCTAGGTCGAGTTCAACTCTTCAGAAGAGTAGAAGCTTCAAACTAGGTACACGTCTCTATTATGGGCGGGAGTTGGAAGATCCCGACCACCCATGGACAACCCTACTATCCTAAGTCCAGAGTTGATAATCTCTGGATATGGAGATCAGGTGCGATGAGTTACCCTCTTTGAGCCACTAGACGTGAGCCAGATATCATTACTGATTACCTGGGACATCTAGGGTGTCCAATAAGACTCCCTCCTTCAGGGCTTGCACCCCGAGGAGGAGGAGCCTCGTCAGACTCAGAGAGTCAGAGCACTTCGAACGCCGAAAGGCCGGGTATTCGAATATAGCAGCATTCAATTTCTTAAATACTGCTTTCCCTAGATTATTATCTTGGGTTTCGAATAATTACTTCGCACGGTTCTCAACCGAGATAGCTTACGGATATGAACAATATAATAATATTGTTCGTACCCGAGGAGTTATCAAGGCTGTTGAACATTGGAAGCTAACTCGACTTGCTCTTGAGAGATTCCTTGCCAATAATCCCTTCCCGAAAGGGTCAGGAGTAGCGGTAGACAAATATGGTCTGCCGTTACTACTAGGACCCTTGCTGAGAGCGGGAGTTAGATCATATGAGCCTCGTGCAATACGAGCCTCTATGACATTACTCTCGATTTCTCGGAAGGAGCTCGGAGGGAAGCCCGTTGATCTTACGACCATCGAGCAACCTTCTTATGCCAACAGCGATACGATCGACCTAATCTTTAAAATGGCACCAGAAATTCTGGACCACTTAAAGGTTAAACCGTATCTTATCCCTGACTCAACCTTAACGGCTGAGGATTATGACAAGGGGCTTTCAAGAGACCAGTGGTTATCCGGCTTACCTTTCCACTTCACAACGAAGAGTGGTCCAAATGGACCCGCGTTAACTTCAGCTCTAGAAGACTATTTGGCCCTTCCGCAATTGCTGAAGGATCATCTAGTTGTTCTAGAACCAAGGTTAGCGCCGATCTTCGGTGTGCTTGAATCCTATAATGTTAGGACTCTTGCACGAGTGATGCGAGAGCTCGTCTCTCGACCGGAGCCTTCTGAGCGGAAGCTTAGAAAACTCTCGGTGAAGAAAGATAAGGAGGGGAAATCAAGAGTCTTTGCGATTCTTGACTACTTCTCTCAAGCGGCTCTGAAGGGTCTTCATGACCACCTTTTCCAGGTGATCAAGACGATCCCTACAGACTGCTCGTTCGATCAACTCAGTGGTCTTTCGCTTAGAGAAGTGGAAGGTCTAAAGGTCTCAGCTGATTTAACAGCTGCGACCGATAGATTTCCCATTTCTCTTCAGCAGAAGATCCTTGGGTTGATTACGAACGAGGAGTTCTCCGCCAGTTGGAACTACACGATGGTGGGACTTCCATTCTCTTTAGAAGGGAAGTCCATAACCTATCGTGCAGGACAACCGATGGGTGCTCACTCATCATGGGCCGTGTTCGCACTATGCCATCACGTAGTCGTTCAAGCTGCAGCAAAGCTGGAGCTTGGGCGATACGCGGTGGCAGATGATTATCGTCTCCTAGGAGATGATATCGTCTTAGTGGGAGATGCCTTTGCAAAGAGGTATATCTCACTAATGTCCGAACTCGGTGTCGAGATTAACGATTCGAAGACTCATTCATCCGAAAGGATGTTTGAGTTTGCGAAGCGTTTAATCGTCGACCGGATAGAGGTATCGGCCTACCCACTTGATGGGCTAGTTAGAAGCAGTAAATTTTATTTACTAGCCTCGTTTCTAGTCGAACAAGTAGGTAGGGGGTATCCCTTACCTCCTGTAAGGGGCCCCGGTTCTATTGAATCAGCTATTGGCTTAACGATCGGGACTTACCGGTCCCGACTCGTACGCCAATTAACAACAAAGGCGTTTGACTGGATCTGGATGACTCGTTTTATAACGACTCACTCGGACCCGGCCAAGCAGTACTTTGCCCTTAACCAATGGGCAAAGCACAAGCCTTATGTTGTTATACCATGCCGAACTACTTTATTGGGGATCACACCTGTCCTTAAATGGGCGGGTATGCTCCTTTATAAAGCGTTCGGATCTATGGTTAAGTCTGATTCAGACCAAGTTGCTCGGCATTATGCCGTATGGAGGGGGGCATTAATGCTCCTCTCCAGCAGCTTGGAGGGTTGGAGTCAGAACCCAACTCTTAGGTCTGGGCCTCTATCGCTTTCTTCGGGTACCGGGAGCTTCTCCCTTTTGGGAGTAGTTCCTGTGTTAGGTTCAGTCGCGAGGCTTGCGCTGGAAACAGCGGAAACCTCGTCGGGTGTTCCGAAACTAACCAAAGTTGATTTAGTCTATCCGATGATTAATAATCTTCAGATGACTATGCTCCCTTCCTTAACGGGTGTTAACCCCTTGAGGAAGCGAGACATCATCTTAGGTACGAGAGCCGAATTTAGTCGTCGAGTACGCCTCGAATTCGAGGCGTTCGACGCTAAATTCCGTGGGGCTAATAAATAACCTCACGAGCGATCGAAA